TACTTGGAACTTATCTGCACGTTCTTCGTTGTCTCTCCATCCTTCTGTTTGAGGAGCACGTCTCCATGCGTGCATAATTGGCTTACATGTATCGTCAGCCACACACATAAAGATGTTTGCTTTGTCACCAACAGCAGCAGTTTCAGATGTCAAGCCATAGCTTGAAGCATTGATAGCTTCTGTAGCTGTTAATGATGGTAGGAAGTTAGAAGTGTATACATCGAAACCAAAGATGTTACGTACAAATTTGTGGTCACGAGCAAAGCCTTCTGTTACCATACCTTCAAACATTGGGTTGTTTGATACGTTAACTAAGTTTTGTAAGCTGTTTAAAGTAGCTTCCACAACTGGATCAACGATAGCGATACGTCCACCTGCAGGTACGTTAGCTTTATCAAATGCTAATTTCATAGAAATAAAGTCATTTAATGTAAGTGTACGTGCATTAGAAGCTGCAGAACCTACCCATCTGTGTGGTCTGCCGTTTACTAAGTTAAGACCTGCTGCAGTTTGAGCTGCGTTAGCAACTTTTAAGAACTTAGTTTCATGGTTTTCACCAAGAGCACGTGTAGATTCCATAGCTCTCATAGCCATTAGAGTGTCTACTTGTGAACCATCTTCACGAAGATCATCAGAAACTTTCCAAGCATCACCAACATAGTCAGTAATAGAAAGAGTTAATGTACCTGTGTCAATAGGTGAGAATGTTAAAGGTGTATCCTCAGCAGCATCTTGAATACTTACAGTACCTACAGTTTTAATGTTAAGAGTTGTGCCTGAACCGAAGTCTGTTACGTCTCTCCACATACCTTCTGGTAGTAGATAGTCATGTAAGTTTTCAAGGATGAACTGTGAATACTGTTGCGATTCAATAAACGCATTTGTATTTGTAGTTAATTGTGCCATAATTTATCCTTAAATTAAGATTGTTTTTTAATTTTCTCGCCTGCAGCTCTCCAAGCATTAACTAAATCTTTAGTACTAGCACCTTTAGGTACTCGTGCAGACTCAGTTTGCTGTGTTCTAACTTGACCTAAAGCTTCTGTATTAACAGAGCTTGTTGGTTTAACTACATTAGAAGCTTGAGCTTTCGCATCAAAGCCTGCTAATTTTAACACAACGTTTGGAGATCTTGTAGCAAGATCGTTTAATTGTTGAACAGAAAGGTTTAAGTCTTTAGCTAGAGTATTATAAACTTTTTCAGCTTGTTCTCCATACTTATCATTAAAGGTATTAGCTACCTGAGAAGCATTTTGTTTAGCTTTTGTTTCTAATTCTCTTTGCTGAAGAGTTTGATTAACCAGTTCCATTACGTTATCTTGGTTCAGTCCAACCTCCTGGGTGGTGTTCCCTACAGGTAGTACTCCAGACTTTATTTCATCTAGAAGCTCTTGTGTAGTTTTACGCTTAGATAATTCCTCTTTCAACTCAGCCATCTCTTCCTCTAAAGTTTTGATATGCTGTTGAGCATGAGGTACAGATCTTAAAGCTTCTTCTGCACTTGAGTACTTCTTACCTTCACCTACCAACTCTTGAGCTTCTGTCGGAATCTCAAATGGTTTAGCTTGGGTATCTTGTTGCTGAGTCTCTTGGGTAGTTGACTCAACAGATTGATCTTGTTGTTTAATTATTGTTTCTTCTGCCATTACTATTCTCCTTGGTCAGGAATAAGATTATATAGTTTGTTGAAAGCTTTTTGAATTCCTAATTGATACGCTTGGTACTCGGACCAAGCAGGTTTTTCAAATGTACTTTCATCTAATGATTTTCTTTGAGATAAACTTATTTGTTCTTCACAGTAAGTTTTTATTTCTTTTAAGGCTTCAGCCTTTGAGAGGCTTTTGCCTTTATCTGTTTTTAAATCCATATTTATATAAATATTATACCATAATTTATTAAAAAAGTCAAGAAGTATCTTTACATTTCCTCAGGAGGAAGCGTAGAGGTTTCTTCTTGTAATTGCTGATCTAGCATCTGAGACTCCATTGAAGGCATCATCTGCTGTTCCTGCAAATCTTGTTGCACTTGCATAGCTAGTTTCTGAGCTTCAGCTTGTTCAAACATAGCTGCATTGTCTTTAATGAAGTCATACTTCTCAAAGCCCATATACTCTTCAACCATATTAGCAAGTCGTTTAGCAGAGATATGTGGAGCAATAACTTGTCCAATAGGACTGTTAAACATACCAATCATGTTCTGCATTAACTGTGCTCTAGCTGCATAATGTCTAGCACCTATAGGTCGTAGTTTACCACGAGCTGATAAGTCTTCTTTAGTAATAGAAATAAAGTCTGATACACCATAGTCATCATCCATTACCTTAGCAATCTGTGGTAGATCCATATTACGTCTAGCTACTTCAAGCATTGTATTTAAAATTGGTTCTAAGAACTCAATTTCAAATTGATTAATTTTATTTTGGAATATACGAGAAGCTGCATTCTGTAACTGTTGTACTTCAAATGCTGTCTTCTCACCTGGAGTTCTAAAGCCCATAGCTTCTTTAGGAGCTCCTGCCATTTCTTCCATAAGAGCTAGTAAAGCTGCAATCTCATTATTAACTTGGAATGCTGCAGGGTTAGGTGGTAATGCAGTTACGTCTCCGTCTTCTGGAATATGAATAACTGCTTCTGGACCCCAAGTAAATGGTTCTACATCACCTACAATTTTAAGAGGTGGATGTATAGTGAGATCTAAAGCATCAGCTTTAAGATTCTCTAAATGATCAATACGATATTGTAAACCTACTAAGTTATCTAGAGGACCCATACCATAAAGATTATCAGGTCTCTTTCTCCAAGCTACATGATGTTTATTATCTTTACCTAAGTAAGATGGATTATCTTTAACTCGTAATACATAGTTTCTATCTAAGATAGTAATAATTTTATTTCTATGTAGTTCACCTTTAACAGTATCGTAGAAGTCTCCTTCAAATTCTAATATTTCTACATAACCTGATTGATAGTATTCTTGTAAAGTTCCAAAGCCATCTGCAATATATCCTTCAGCTTTATTAATATCTTCTTGTTTAAATTGTGATAAAGAGTTTCTGATTTCCATAGCTTTATTAAAAGCTGCTTCATCATAGCCTAAGTCAGGCTTCTCTTCCATATCAATCTTAAGCTCTCCAATAGACTTAACATATCTAGTAAACTTAGGAGAGTCTGCAAATGAAGGAGCAGTAGGATTAAATATAATATCAAATGGTGATATACGTACTAGCCTAGGACCATTGTAAGTTGTAATAACTTCTTCAGTAATAGGATCTTCATGTTGTTCATTAACATAAACTACTTCTGCAAAACAATTACCATAATCAATATAATCTGCTAAAAGTTGAGATATAGTTTCTCTAAAGCCAGATTCTTTAATTTTAGTTTTAAGATAAGCTTCAATAGCTTTACGCTTTGCAGCATAAGTATCTTCAAGAGAAGCTCCTTCCCATTTCATCCAGTCATCATTAGGGAATAAAGCATCCATGTAGTTAGCATGTAAGTTATCTCTAATCTGTGTTAACTTAGGAAGAGTTGTTTTATTCTTCCAAGGTAAAGATGAATTAGATGTAGTAGAAGTATCAGTAGCAAATAAATAATTTCTTATTTCTCTCCACTCAGCTTCTTTCTTTTCTCTTTGAATCCACCACTGGTTATATAAACCTGCAAGGTTTCTAGCTAGAGTGTCTGCATTAACTGCCTTTTCAAATTGTGCTACTTTACCTGCCATATTATTTCCTTAGTAAGTTACTCCCCCAAAACGAGAGTGTGTTAAAACATTAGAAGACATCATACTTACACCATTAGATCTTTGTCTTGGTATTACAGAGATAGCTATAGCGTTTGCTAAAGCATCTTTAACGTCATCATGAGGTGGATGTACCTGTGATAGCTCTTCTTCAAGTACTTGACAATTACCACCTTTGTAATGCCATATTTGATTATTATGATACTTAGGTTCTAGTAAAGCACCTATGCGTTGTTTTTTATCTCCTAAATATCTTGTAGGTCTAAACTCATCAATGACTAATGGTATTCCATTAGGTTTAAGATAACTATCTTTAAGTTCTTTTACAATAGTTTGTTGGGCTACTGTAATCTCTGCTCGTAGTTTTCTAAAACCCCATTTCTCCCAAGCTCTAAGAATGTGCTCATAGTAATCTACAATACGATCTGTTTTAAATCTATCTATATCTAATACATAATAGTTACCTTGATGATCTACCCCTACAGTTACAAGAGCAGTACTATCTGCATATTTACGTAATGAGAAAGCAAAGTCGATAGCTGCAAATATATTTAACTTACGATCTCTAATGTACCAATCACCTTCTCTATTTTGTAATACAGCTCGATCATAATATTGAAAGTTATCTGTAGATATATTAGCTGCTTCTGAGTTGTTAGGATCATTATAGTACTGAGCATAGAACTGAGTAATGTCTACATACTTAGCTTTAATTCTTGCTAACTCTTTAGCATCAAAACCAAATGATTTACCATCAGATCTTTTTTGTTTAGCCCAAAGAAACTCACCATTAGTTTCTACTACTTTTTGAAATAACTCATAAACATTTTCTTCTGTTTCTAGATTGCCTGCATCATCATAGATACTTTCTTTCATGTTAACCATCGTATCATAAATATCTCTAGGATGATAACGAGTACCAACAACCCACTCAAAAGCCCCAGGATTTTCAATAGAAGCGAGTTGAGAGTAGGCTGCTGCAACTTTACTTCGTCCTTCTTCAGTGTAAGCATTCCCTGGTACAACAATATCGTCAAGCACAACAACATCAGCGTGGAAGCCAGTAGTATTGCTAGTAAGCCCAACAGCTTTACAAGTAGCATCTCTAATACCCTCCAGTTTTCTTTGTGGGTGATCAACTGCAATCTCAGCCACTGCCCATTTTTCACGTTTACCTTCTTCTGGATGAATCATATCTTTCCAGTATCTTCTATATATTTCTGAATCTATAATTTGTTTAATAGCATATAATTGTTTTTCTGCTAAGTCTGCTGTAGCTGAAACATATAATATAGTAGTTTCAGGATGTTTAGTAATCCACCATGCAGTTCTATATGCTATTAGTTTTGACTTCATATGTCCACGAGGAAGTAAAACTAATTGGTTTTCTTTAGCATCTTGTCGTTGCCACCATGAAATTAACTCTTCATGTATAGCTCCTAGCATTAGATGAGGTGCTACTAGTCGTATAAAAGTCAGCAGATCTGCTTCTGCTGCTTCTCTGATTTGGTCAATCTGACTCACTTATTTTATCTTTATACCTTTTGTTTTATCAAAACTTATAACATTTAATTTTCCATGTTCTTTTTCATAAGGATAAACTATTTGTGTTTTAACACTTCTTACAGCATTTTTTCTACCTTCTTCAAAACCTTGTTTATATTTAGAAGACTTTAATATATTTCTTTTTTTACCAGTAAAATCTTCATTAGGTTTAGGAGAAGTATTAGCTTTTTGTAAACCATACTCAACACCTTCATAATATCCATGTTGAAAAGGGCTTTTAAACTCTGTAGGTTTTTTAGTTTTAGGAAGATTAGTCCATTTAAATTTACTCATTTATTTTTCCTTTTTCTTTTTACCCCAGTTATTTTGCATATCTTTATATGCTTTAGCACTAATAGTAGATTTCTTTTTACTTCTACTAGTACCTGCTTTTTTTCTTTTATTTATATTCTCTACTAAACTCATTACCATTTTACCTTATCTGCCCAGTAGGCTGCTGACATTTTTCCTTTAGCTATGTTTTTAGCATGTCGAGCTTTAAAAGATTTCTGTCTATTTTTTTCTTTTTCTGTAGTAGGATTAGCTCCTGCACCTTTTTTACCTTGTTGACCAAAGCGAATAAGCTTTACTTTATCCCCTTCTTTAGCTACAACAACATGAGACTTAGTAGGATGACTAGGAGTCTTCTTAGGTTTATTATAACCTGATACTCCTGCTCGTTCTAGTCTTGGATCTTTTGCCATATAAACTCCTAGTTCGGTTTAGCTAATTGTCCCCCAAAGTAAAACTCTACAATAAGAGTAGCCCATTGGAAGATCTCATCAAACTTATATAAACCTTTTAATGTTGTAAATGTTTCACCACCACCAATACTAAATAAACCTAAAAAACTAAAACCTTCTGAAGTAGATTTAACTACAGTTTCAACACCTAAAATACCTGCTAATGGATATATAGCTACTAAAGCAAGTATAACTAAAATAAGAATACGTCTATTCCATGCAGCAAATGGTGACTCTTTAAGTGCAGATTCTCTAGCTAAATTAATTTGTTCTGAGCGTGCAGCCAAGCTTTCAAGCATAAGCTTTTGTTGTTCATGTGCTTGAGCTGATTTGATCGCTAGAAGTTTAGCAACAAATCCTAGGATGATCGGAATAAGATGAGTTAGGATTCCCATTTAGATAAAAGTCCTTTTAACCATGTAATAGTTTTTGTTTTACCTAACTTAATTAATTCTAGACTTGGGTTTCGGATAAGCTCGTAGCCCACGAGTATCGAGATAACTATGAGTATATAAATTATCCACATCTTTAATTCTCCTTGTAATAAATTGAAACAGTCTTAATAACATTAAAATACTTTTGATAATAGTTCAACAGCACTGGCTTTATTAATTATCATTGTTGATACAACAATACTACCAAATCCTAATATAATAGTCCAAAGAAGTTTATTAAGGACTGCTTCTATTTTATCTATACGAGCGTGAATGTTAGCATATCTTTCTGCACAAAGTTCTTCATGAGAGTTTAACCTCTGTTCTACTTCTTTTGGAGTCGTCATAAATTTTACTTAAAATAAGGTCCTACTAACCATGTTACGGCACTGTATCGAGTTCCTGTTGTTACTGGCTCAACACCATGTATCATATAACTAGGAAATACTAACACAGTTCCTTTGCTTTGTGGTGGATAAAATACTCTACCATCAGCGTTAATAAAAAACTTACCACCTTCATAATCATCATTCAAAAATGCCAAGCATGTGAGCTTTCTTGTCTCTTCACTATGACTATGAAACGTATCCACGTGTTGCGTGTAGTGTCCTTCTGGTTTATATATTAATAACTCAGTTTGATTAGAATGAGTTATATGATATTGCCACCAATACTGGTTTGCATTTAATCCTGTTGATGTTAGTGTGGCACCAATGCCTACATTTTGTGGCAGTATAACTCTTTTAACATCTCTAATTGTTTTATCTATTTCTCCAGTATTGTTACCAATGTATGGTGGTTCTTTATTTATAATGTCTTGTGAGTATGTATTAATTAAGTTATTGCAAAAGTCGTGAGACAAATGATTATCAAATACAGCACAATTAGTTAATGTTCGTTCAGTAAGTGTATTTTTAGAGATACCTAATGACTGACGTTTATCATACTTCCATTCAGCATGTGGTCCATCAACATCTACATAATGTAAGAATACTTGTGCTTGCCATTCCCCTTCTGTATATTTTTCACGCCAATGTTCAACATCCATACCACGATACAAAACAGCATCACCAATATTCATATCTATCTTTGTGCCGTCCATGTAGATAGACCATACGTCACCTTCAAAACCTAATGTAATGGTTGCTGATATTTCACAGGCTGGTCTGTCTTTATGCTTTACAAGTTCGTCACCAGGAGCATATAATCTTGCGTATGAATAAGTTGGATATAATCTTTTACCACAATGTTTTTCAAAGTGTGGTAATAAGTCTACTAACAACTGGTCAAATGTCTGTGTTCCATGTACAGCTTCTGACTTTGGGCATTGTGTATCTTTTACTGTACGTCCGTTTACAACTAAATCTTTTAATGCTTGTGTTAATTCTGCACAGTTTTGTTCATCTAAAAATCTTTTTAAATGTACATAACTATTTTGTTGAAAACTATCAATGCTTGTTTGATACATAATATATTGTTATTCTGGATATGGTTCATCAACCTGTTTAGTATAGCATGATCCATCTTTGTAATACCATACATCTGCCATACACTCATCTGGACAATCTACCCATATTAATGTCGAATAAGTTTCAAATGTTTTGTTTGCATCAACAACTTCTGCAACTCTCATAGTATTTTCTATTGTAGAATAATTTGGATCATATTGTTGTGTTTCTGTATTCCATGCCCAAGAAGAAATCCAAGTAACATTAGAAATTTCTGTTGTGCTAATTAATGCTTTTTTTGTCATTATATATTCCTTAATATTCCACTATTACAACACCACCAGCACCTGTTCTAATTGGAGCGGGTGAACTTGGTTGTGGTGCAGAAGCTCCACCAGCACCTCCGCCATATAATCCCCCATTATTACGTGACAATCCACCTCCACCTAATATAGAAGATCCACCAGTACCTCCTCCTTGAGTAATACCAGGACCAGTTGCTGGAGCTGGAAATGTCACCACACCAGCACTACCAGCTTGACCTTCTATATTGATCGATCCACCAGAACCAGCACCTCCAGTCCCACCTATATATGTACCTCCAGCACCTCCACCAGTAGCAGAACAATAAGCTCCAAATGAAGAAGTACCTCCTGTTCCAGTGCTACCTGATCCAATTGTAACAGGTACGTTAGTGGCACTAGGAAACGGTACAACTTCTATAGCTGCTCCACCAGCACCTCCACCTCCTCCTTGTCCAGCCATTGGAGATGGTGTAGGTCCAAAGTTTCCTTGAGTTCCAGCACCACCACCACCACCAATTACTGTCACTTTAACTTTTTCTACTGATCCTGGATTTGTCCATGTGCCTGATGAGGTAAAAACTTCTATGTTGCTAAAGCCACCACCACCTGCTGCTAAAGTAGTCCATGACATTGTACCATCACCATCAGATTGTAGTACTTGTCCAGATGTGCCACTGGCTCCTGCTACGTTTGTTGCAACAGCTATGTCTGATTTTAAAGCATTATTAACATTGTAAGCTTGAACAGTAGACCCAATATCAGAATCTAATAAAACGTTAGTTCCGTTTTGTTGAAGGATTCCAGTAAAGTTAGCAGTGGTGTCATCGTATTTAGCAGTATCAGCATCGTAACCCTGTACTGTTGATCCAATATCACTATCAACAACTACATTAGATCCTCCGTTTTGAAGAGTGCCTGTAAAGTTTGCAGTAGTATCGTCATACTTAGCAGTGTCTGCATCATAAGCTTGGACAGTAGAACCAATGTCTGTATCTACGACAACATTACTACCACCATTCTGTAATGTTCCTGTAAAGTTAGCTGTTGTTGCATCATACTTAGCTGTATCTATATCATAAGGTTGTACTGTTGTACCAAGATCTGAAGAAGTAAGAGCTCCTATTTCATCACCAACATAAGTTGCAATTTGAGAACTAGTTACTTTTTTAGAAGTACCTGCTTCGTTGATTTCAAATTCATTTGCATCAGCTACTGCCGAGGCTGCAGGTAATCCTGATATTTTTACGTTAGCCATTTAAAGAACCCTTTTCCATGTATTATTAATATTTTTATAAACCTCTTCTGGAGATCTTAATTCTCCATCTACTGTAACATATACTTGTGATGTTCTAATCCAAGCATCTCCAATTTTAATATATTGCTCTGAGTTAAATGGAATTTTTATAGCATTAGCTACTAAAGAACTAACTGCAGCATTATTATTTATTAATTCAGTAACTCGAACATCATCTGATTCTGTAATCCTAGTGTCTTCGCTTTCAGTTATCCTAGGATCTTCTTCATTTATAACTTGAAACTGAGCATAATGAATTTCACTCATTAGTATACTCTCCTCCAAGAACCTTCTTCTTTTACATATATAATATAAGACTCTTCCCAAGAATCTTCATACTTAACATATACAGGATCTACTTCTTTCCAAGTATCTTCTTCTTTAACATAGGTAGTCGAAATAAATGGACTATATGTTTCTGTTATATTTGCAGTACCTGTACCAGTTAATGATATAGATCTTACTGTTTTTTTATCTGCTTCAGAAGATAATGAACCTACTCCTGATAAAGAAGTCTCTCCAAATCTAGTAAAGCTATAAACACTGTTTAAAGATCCTTCACTACTATATGATTGATTAGTAATAGTAACTTTACTATTAACATCTGCTAAAGAACCTATAGCATTTAAAGAAGTATTACCAAACTTAGTAACTAAACCTGAAGCACTTAAAGATCCTGTAGCAGATTTAGAAAACACTCCATTGTATCTAGCATCACTTGCAAATAATTTACTACCTGTTGCACTTAAACTTGAGTTAGGTTTAACTATTAAGTTAGCTAGACTATTTAAACTACCTTCACTTATTAAAGAAGTACTAAGTTCATTTGTAATTTGTGAGACTACTGCTAAGTTTCCAGAGCTTGTTAAACTTACTGTCCCTGTTAAAGCAAAACCTCCAATACTATTTAAAGATCCAGAAGCTGTTAAACTTGTATTACCTGGTCTTATCTTAATAGCAACACTTACTTCTGAACCTGTTGATGCTAAACTAGCACTTCCATATCTTGTTCTGTCAGCAGAACTTGTTAAGTCTCCAGAAGCATTTAAAGAACTGAAGACTTCAATAAAGTTTTCCGTTATACGAAAAACACTAGCTTCCGTAATACGAAGATCACCTGCTTCGGTTATACGAAAGCCGTCAGCCATGACTTACCTTAAGCTAAAGTTAAGTCGATGTTACCTGCTGAGAATTCTAATGTATCTCCGTCAGCAACAGTCTTAGATGCAGTTAATGCACCATGCCATAAAAGGTTACCACTTGTTGAAGCATCAAAAATACCAATGTGAGTTACAGTACCATAGTCACCACCAGAAGCTGTAAAGCTTACTGCACCTGAGTTAGATGTTGTACCACCTGGTGAAGATGCTGCATCAAACGTTACTGACTGTCGTGCGTAACCTCCTGTTGATACTTCAGTACCACCTCCTGCATCTGATGGTGCTGCTGTAAATAATCCTACATACCATGCAGTAGGTCTGGTTGCAGTCCCATTTGTCATTAGCCAATCTAATAACAAAGCTTCTGCGTGATCTGATAAAGCTGCCATTTATTTCTCCTGTTTAATTAAGCTGATACTCTAAACCAAATATCTCCGTTCTCGCCTTCTTCGCCAGTTGGAGCATTGGTGCTGATTGTTACTCGATTTACTAATGATAAGTAATTGTTGTAAATAGTTTGCATCTCAGTAAGAATATTAACACCATCTACTTCAACACTACTAACGTTTAGAATGTCATTACCATTCATGTCCAAATCGTTTTGCATCTGATTAGGTTCACCAGATGGATTATTACGATATAGAACCTTGTTATTTAATTCGTTTTCAATTTCATTGAAAGCGTTATTAATTGCTGTTGTACTTGCATAACCTGATGTAATATTACTTATACTAAGCTTTGCCATCTTGTTTCCTTTTGTTTTTTAATATTTAATTTTTTGGTTTTTTATATAAAACTTTGTCTATAGCCCTGGGTTCAGTTCTAGGTTCTAATCTAGGTTCAGTTCTAGGTTGTCTGAAAGTTGGTTTAAGAGATTCCTCAGAGAGTCTTTGCCAATCTGCAGGAGTTAACTCTTTATCTAATTTATTAACAGTTCGTTTATCTACCATTCTCATAGGAGCACCATAAGGATCTGTTGGTTTATTTGTTTTAGGAAACTTAGTAATCTTAACAGGACCTGCTTTATCAATCATTTCTTTTGTAGGTTTAGGTCCTACTTTATCCAAGTACTCTTGCTTTCTTATTTCACGTTGTTCACGACTTGGGTAAGTTATTTTTTTATTTTTCTTAGCAGCTTTATCTGCATCTATTTTTTTATGTACTTTAGCATTCTTAGCTTTTAAAGCTCCTTTAGCTTTAGCTCTTTTTTTTATAGCATTCTTTGCTGCTTTAGCTAATGAAGATACTACTACTCGTCCTACTAGAGGTACTAGAGGTGCTACCATTATTTGTCTCCTACGACTTTAAGACCTATACGTTCAAGGTCTGATTGAAATTCTTTTTTAAGTTTAGTATCAGCTTTAAGTTCTCGTTGCATTTCTTCTTTAGAAGGTCTACCACGTTTCTGAATGTAACCTTTCTCTACAAGATACTTAGAAGCTTGTACTCCCTTTGCATCATTATCACGTGAAGCATGAATTAATGCTTTAAGTCCTAAAGCTTTAAGACGAACATCAAGTTCATCTCTCCAAGCTTGAATCATGTTCTTTATGTCTGGTATTGTATCGTTAGCTAACTTATTCCAATGATCCCAAGATCCTAGAACATCCATAGCAAACTCATACTCATAACCTGGAATGTGATCATACGTCATATATATCTTTTTCATAGAAAGATACTTAACACCATCACGTTCTATATCCTCATCCTTAGTCGTAAAGACAGGGGGATACTTGTTAGTATCCACCCCATGTCTTAGTTCCCAGAATAGGGATTGAGTGCGATAACGACCTAAGTCGTCTTTTAGATTTTTAGTTTTCATAAGATATATTAATACTCTCTACATAAATATTATAC